TGCAGACAAATAATCTGCGCGTAATGTTTATTGATACAAGTGGGGCCAGCAATATATCTTGAGAGCCGCTGGGTAACTAGCTCTAGGGGAGACCGTGGAAGCTCACGGAAAAACACTGTTGCTAGCGTCATGTTGATAAGCCAGTCCAATAGCCAGCCTACGACAAGAGCAGGAGCACCAAGTATTTTTGCTGATTGTGTGAGAGTGCCCATAAGTTGAGCACGGTACAGGCCCATAACGATTAAGTAAAAATACCATAACGCCCAGAGCGTACCTAAGATTGTTAGTATTGTGTAGATCATAGTGTTAGAGTTCTGCAGAGAGTGTTAATCCAGTTACAACTATTAGCAATACAGTAAACTGAGCAAGTTCGTGTCGTAGGTTACCCCCAGAAGGCCCGAATATCTCAAGAAATATACTGGAACCCCACGTTCCGGTAATGCCGGCGCCCATTGAAGGTATACTGTATGCTTTTGCGGTCGTGACTGCTGCAGAGGGGTTGGTCCGCATACTGACTGGAAAAAATATGTTATTTGTGTATGTCCGGTAACCATCAATTGCTTGCACATCCCCCATGAATACAAAATACCTCTGACACAAACTAAGCTCCATGCCATAAGGTCTATGTTCAAACGCACTCTTATAGCTGCCTGTTTCCAGCTGTACCAAACTTAGTGTTCCAGTATTAAACTCTACGCTCAGATTAGTGCCACCTACCGCAGTTCCAGTAACACCAGAATTACCATAAGCACCTGTACCAATCTTGCCTTGTGCCGTACCTTCCCAACTGAGCACTACGTTGCCAGAGAACAGATTCAGTCCTTCAATTACTTGAATGAGTGAGCCTGCAGAAATAGTAATGGTTGTTATATTCTCTAGTGTTGCAAAGGTGTAAGTGCAGCCAGCAGCACCAGCCTTAAAACGGTCATGACCATAAGCACCAGCAGCGAGTACTACTGTACCTGATACCGCACGCTGGTTAATGGCGAAGTTACCATTGATGATTTTGTTCTTACCGATACCAGAAACGATGCCACCATTTTCGATGACCAGTGCAGAGGGGTTGCCACCGGCGCTAATGATTGTCTGGGTTGCAGAGGATGTTATTGAAGTTGTCATTTATTTAGGCCCCCGAGGTAGATGCTAATAGATAGTAAGTAACACCGCCTACCACCAGCGGTATCTTGTTGGTCACTGTGTTTGTAACCGAGGCTGAAGCAGTTTGGCTAGGCAAACTCACCTTCCCACCCACATCCACAGTCAAAATATCACCAAGATTACCCGCAGCACCACGGGCTAGGGTAGCAGTACCGTCTACGTTTGTACGTAGTTGAAAGTTCTGTGAGTCAGTCGCACTGTCACCTAAAGTAACAGAATTTGTTTTTATATTACCTGCCATTTAAATATCTCCTCGAAGTGTTGCGATCTGGGTATCTGAACTACCTGCCACAGCATTAGTTCCTGCAATTGTGCCACTGCCATTAATTGTTACTGTCATACAATACTCCAAGTTGCTCCAGTAGGCACAGTAACTGTGACTCCTGCATTAATAGTAATAGGCCCAGCCGTCATTGCATTTTTACCTGCAGTGAGTGTGTAATCAGCAGTAACTGATTGATCATTCTCTACAAAGACGTTATTGCCGGGAGCACCAGTTGCGCCACCGCCAATTGCGGCCCACGCTGTGCCAGTATAACCTTCATATTGATTTAACGTTGAATTCCAGCGAATAAACCCAGGGGCAGGCGCACCATCACGCTGTGCGGTAGTTCCTGCAGGCAAAGCAGCTGCTCCAGTATTACCAGTCTTGGTAACAAAATTGGATACTTCAACAAATCCACTCTGCCAGCCAGTAGCGGTATAGAGCTGCATGGCAGAAACCGCGGTACTGAAGTATAGATCCCCAATTTGCAGTGGAGTACTGTCATTCCTTACCAGCGGTGCTACGGCCGCGGGGCCAAGATAAACATCAGCGAAGTTTGTAACATCAACTACGTTTGCTGCCACTGTGTTGATGTCTGATAGATTTGCCGCAACTGTGGTAATGTCAGTAGCTGTCGCAGCTACTGCATTAATGTTCACACTATTGCCTGCCACAGTATTGACATTGGCAATATCTGTACCAACAACGTTGACATTAGCGATGTTCGTAGCTACCGTCTCAATCTCAGAGATTGGCTCATTAAGATCATTCGCAACAGTAGTAACTGCGGCCATGCCAGCATAGACAGTGTCTATTTTAACAAGCTCAACTTTAACAGTTCTAAATTCAAGCGCAGCTGACTCTACTGACTTATCTTCAGTAGGCTGAGTAGCATCGTACGCATTAGGTACATAAGTTGCCATATTAATTTACCATTCCAATAAGATGTGAGGACACCAAGAGTTCTTTAAATGGCTGTACGTGAGTGCGTTGAAAGTCATTAGCCATTTCTGCGAAGCCGGTGCGAGCAAACACAATAGCTGCTGCCCACATGGCTAGTTCATCAGGGTATTCATTGGCGATCCAGCTAGCATAGTCAGCTTCAGTTACTACTGGGTTCTTGTAATACGTAACTGCCATTGAACCAGTTGCTATGCATGGATAAACACGTAGAGTGTCACCAATCATTGTGAACATTGAAGTACGCAACCCATTGTCGCTATCATATAAATCTTGTAGCTCTCTGTACTCAAGGTTCTCAACCGGGGCGCCGGTAGAGTCTATGGATTTAATGGACTGTAAACTGCGCAGCTTGGGAAGAAGCGTAGTCAAGTCAGCTAAATCGTAGTACTGAGCACCGCTTAAAGGTGTATATGATAAAGTTCCAGGAGCAGTATCTCGTGGAAAGAAGTCAACATGGTGCGCACGTAGAGTCGCTGTCCTGATAGCTGCTTGAGTAATAGCAGTTACTTCAGGGCGCCGAGTTTGCCCTACAACCAAGGCTTCCATTTCAGCAAAAGTAGTCATGTGCGCACCAATTTAAAAAGTTATCAGCGTGGCTTACTTGCCAGTTTCCGGGCTTTGGCGCGCGGCATCAGCAGCAGCTTTCGCAGTCAGCGCGGCAACTTCTTGGACTACTTCAGATTTTGTGTAAACCATAGAAGCCGGGCGGTTAGCAACCTTGTCAAGCTCAGCAATGATTTCAGGGTCAGCAGTAGTAAAGCTGCCACCAAGGAATTGAACTTCCAAGCCATCAGGCATTACGAATTTAGCTCCGCGCACAATGTGATGATAAGTTTTTACTGGAGTTGATTTCATAACTGCGGGTGTTGCTTGCGGTGCAGTTTCACCAGAGCGAATAGTTTGAGTTGCCATGATTGATCTTTCAAAAAGTTGGAGTAGGAGAGTTGATAGCTCTCACTGAAAAAGCCCCCTAGTGTTAGTAGGAGGCTGTTCTTGGTTAGCTTGCTAGAGCTTAGCCCGCAGCAGCAGCTGTGAAGCCGTACAGAATGCCAAATGCGGCAGGGTTCTTGATGGTAGAGGTGAGTTCAGTAGTAAGCGTACCACCTTCAGCATCAATACCATTATCCACCAACGCGCCAGAGGCATTGTAGGCAGCATCACTAGTCTTGCGCAGGTAGGCCAAGCTAAATGCGTTCAAGTCAGCAATGACTGCCATCTTAGCCCAGGGAGCAGCAGCACCATAAGCATTGAACAGCGGATGCTCAATCATTTCGAACGTACCACGCGGAGTGCGGATAGTGTCGATCTGCAAGCCCCAGCTGGTTTCGCTGCTAGTAATCTGGTATGTACTGTTCAGACGCGCAATATTGTGAATAACACGACGAGCAGTACCACCCACAAACATAGTACGAATGTTACCGCCTTTAGGGTCAGTGACAGTTTGCAGCGTAGGGTCAAGTGCAGCTTCCAACTGAGTCCAGTTAGTAGTAGCGCCCAGAGTCACGATGTTACCAGGAGCAGCAGCAGTCACACGTGCAATGATACCTTCTTGCGTGTGGAACGGTTTGCCATTGCTGGTACCCATGAACTTCTGACCAAAGAACAGTGCCTTCTCAATCGCCATTGCGTGCAGCGCAGCACAGTCTTGCTTGCTTTCTGAAACAAAACCAGAACCAGCGATCTGCGGAATGGCAGCAGCAGTTTTGGTAACAGCCCAGGAATTGCGGAAGATTTGCGTGTAGTTCACGTAACGCTCAGCAACAATACTGACA